CTAATCTTCTTCCTCAAAAGCTTCTTCAATAATATCGGCAATGGTAAAAGTTTTCCCAAATGTATAACTGTCTGAGGTTGTGTTAGGCAATATTTACCTCCTAACCGTAAAAGAATGTTACATCAGCAATAGTTGTTAAACTAACAGTCGGCTTCGAAACACGAATTCCAGTTCCTGGAAATGTTACACTGTATACAAAAGGTGATGAAGATCCATTGGGTGTTCCAAAAATCCCAAGAGAAGTTCCACTATTTTCTATATCAATACTGCCAGCTCCTGCTGTGCAATTTGCAGAGAACCCTAAAATTCTTGCAGGTCCTCCAAAAATAGTTTGGCTACTACCCGCCGTTGTTATTCTTTTTATTTTTACGTCTACTGGATACGTACTCATTCTTAATCTCCTAGTCTAATAATAGCGTCAGCTGCTGTTGGTGATGGAAACTGAATTGTAAAGTCTCCTGCAGTTGCTGTTTTATTTCCACCAAAATCTAGAACTAAAACTAACATATTCGCGGGAGTCGTACTTGTATTATAGATTGCTGCTCCAAGTGAAGTTAACGTTACACTTGAAAATGTTAAATTATCAAAGTCTACAATCGCTGTATTACTTCCAGGAACAGATCCACTTAAAGATCCTAATGTTAAAGCATTTCCTCCAGCTGCATAACTCGTGCCTGAAGAACTAACTTCATTAGTCACACTATAAGTAGTTGAACTAGTTGTATAAGGTGGTCCTAGTGTTGTGACGTATAAAGCTAATTTATAAGTTTGCGCGCTAACCCCATATTCAAAATTATGAGATGCAGCTAACAGTTCGGCTTTAAAACTATCGGGTACAATGTTTGCCATAATACTTCCTTTTTAATTTGTAATGAACAGGTTGTCAATATGAGAGTGAGCTCCCGAAGGAGCCCACAAATATATTGATTATGCCCAAACTCCTTGGATGTCTAAAACTGTCCAAGTTGATCCAGCTAATTGTCCACCAATTTTAACATAGTCACCTACTTTAGACGTAGCTAAAGTATTTGTTAAAGTGATTTGCGCTACGACACCTTTGTACGTAATGTACTCAGTACCCGCTGCACCAGTTATTACCATTTCATTAGTACCATCAGAGCCAGTATTTACAAATGTAAATACCGATCCTTCATTAGCTGCTATTGCTGGTAAAGTAAAAGTGATGCTGCCAGATGGTGATGTGAAAGTTTTTCCACTATCGCCGATCAAAACAGAGTAAGCGCTTGTTTTTTCTTCAAGGTTATATCCAGTTAAACCTGCTTCGTTAAATTTACCTTGCAGGACTGGTCCTCTAAAACGTGTTGTTGCCATGATTATAATTCTCCTAGTTTGTGAATCTAGTCTCTAGGCCGTCGACTATACGCGTCTAGATTCGGTTAATAATTGTATAGTGATTAATCTATAGCGCAAATTTGCGTTCAGCGCAAGGTATCCCTACAGAAATGTATGATTTTTTAATAGCGCTTAAGTGGCTATCGAAACTTCGCCCTTGAGCTCGTTTATTTTGGTTTGAAGAGTATCTGCTTCAAATTCTTCGGCAACGATCTTTTTGATAACATCCTGGATCTGTTTATTGATTTCAATCATACGGATATTATGCTTGCCCGCCTTCAGGTGCTCGTGTTGCCATTCTAACTCCAAGGACTTCTTCGTAATGTACAGGTCTTGGGTCATTTGTAACCTCCTCATAGGTTATCCATCTACCATTTTTAATGGTAAATCCATCTTTTTCGAACTTTACCTCATTTTTTCCCAGTTTGTCAAGGATTGATTTTTCTATGCCTTCTTTGCTGTCTTCAGCCATAAGGGTAAAAGTGGCATAATAACCTTTCCAACGGATCTGTATTCGGAAGTTTTTCATAGGTAATTTCTATCTTTATTTTGCAAATGGGGCGGTTTTGAGGCCGCCCCATTAATTTTCTTTAAGTATTACGCACCTTCAACACCGTAGATACCTCTAGGGTCAGATACGCCAAAAACGTATCTTGCTCTAGCTTTGTATCTTACGTTGCCAGTGTCAAAGTCCCCTTCCATCTTAGTAGTAAGAGGTGCTCTGTTAAAGTGTTTCATCCCATTTGGAACATCTGTTGTAATGTACCAAGAGTCTGTATCTGTTAAGAAATTATTCACTCTATAACCTTGAGGAACCATTCCCATTGATACTACAGCGTTGATATCATTATCTGCTGTTCCAGTTCTGCCTGGAGATTTCATCAATCTCTCAGCAACGAACTGATTAGCTGAAGGAATAACCATTTTCATTCCTCTTGCTGCGACTCTTAATCCACGTTCATCAGTCATTCCAGCAATGTCAATTAAGCCTTGCTCTAATGATGTTTCGTTTAAGTCTGCTTGCGTTGTTAAAGTATTTTTAACTGCTGTTCCACTAACCGTTGAGTGATTAGTTGAGAACAGAGAAACCGCATCACCAGAATCAAAATTATCCGTTGACGGAAGCCCTTGAATCAAAGGTGTTACTGCTTTTACTTGTTTCGCATTAGACATAGATCTTGCTAAAGCTTTTGTATATCTAGACGCAAGTCTATCATACAAATTATCTTCAATCGCTTCTTCAGTGATTGAAAAAGCTAAAGCAATAGTGTCGTGTGTGTAACGTGCAGTGTAAGTTTCTTGTGCTTCATCGTAAGAAATACCAGATCCTTCCACTTTAACGTTTGCGTTTGCAAAACCACTTAACATTACTTCTTCTTCGAAAGCTCTGTCAGATGATTCTGTTGTATAAATTTCAGCGTGCTGATTTTCATACTGTTTGTACTCCAGGCCATATAGTGCTTTCAAACCTGGTTCTAGTTCTTTCACTAGCTGTGCTCGTGATATAGCCATGTTATTATGCTGCTCCTATGTTCCAGATCCGACAAATTCGGACAAGTTCTGAACAACTTCTAGAGAACAATAAGCTGCTGTAAGGTCGTTGTTTTCAACTTCCTCAGCACTTCTTAATAATCTCCAAGAGTGTGTTGTTGCATTCGTTGCCGCGATGTCAAGAGTTGTTGTTGATTTACCTGTTGTAGTATTTCCACCTGTATTTGCATACACGGAGAAAGTTTCCATAAACTTCACGTGAGCTGCAGGAACATTAGCTGCTACTGCATCATCTGAAGCTATAGTATACTTTTGAAAAGGATAATCATTAACAAACGCTTGTGTGTCTTCACTGTTTGCTGGAGTAATTGTTGCGTCATACCAATGAGCCCAAGTGGGTTTATTAGTAGAAGCTGCATTATAGTAGATTCCGTAGAGGACACCCACCGTTGTAACGGTATCGCCACTTTCACCCGTAATCATATAACCAGCTGACGATTTCATCGCCATGCCGTTAAAAAGATCAACGTTTGCTGCGGAAGCAATCCAATATTGAGATAAACCTTGAGTCGCAGGTGTGTTACCTAACGTCCCATTTGGTCTAAACCCAAAACCGGATGAGTTTCTATTAGCCATGTTATTACTCCTTAATGTTTACATAAATGTAAACGGGTTGATTTAAATCGATGAGTAGGAAATATTATTTCTTTGTACCACCGAAGGTTACGCGAGACTGCCTACTTACGTCAATAGGCATACTCTTATGCTCTTCCCTCATTAAATCGTTTTCAACCGCTTCGTTCTGACCTTCTGCTTGTTTAGCAAAATATTCAGTACGAGACTTCGCAATTTCTTCGGGTACCCTTGCGAGTACAAGGCCACCAACCCCGATAATCCCCTTGTATTTTCCTTCAGTGACTACAGGATAATCAGTATCTTTATATGCATCGGCTCTCACCAATTCATAACCGGATCTTAATCTTCCAGAGATATTTTTAGAATCTTGAAATCCTAAACTCTCTGCCCGTATCCATCTGTGCCTGAATCCATCAGGTGCAGGGGGTGCATCTAGAGAAGATGGAGGAGCCCACACTTTTGGTCTTTCAGTATTTGACCGTGTTTGGCTCGCACGAGAAGTTTCTTGTATCTTCTTTTTTCATACGCTTATACTACTCCCATCGTGTTTTTTAATTGTTTTGCGTACTCTTCGAGTGGCACTCCTAATTTTTTCGCAATAGCGACCTGTGAAGAAGTGAGTCTCACAGTTTTGCGACCAGGCTTCACGCTTCTTTTTGCAGAAGCGACCGTCTGAACGGGCTCGGTCGTATACTTATTATCACTCTTATCAAATTTAT